TGGCCATGGTGGATGTCGACCATTATGTCGACATGAATGAGTTTTTGACTGATAATTTTCAGCCACTACTTGTTTATACGTTCCAACCACGTCGTGTAGCGCGTGAAAAAGGTGAGTTTTCTTACACTTTCAACGCCAAAAACGAAGTGGAATATCGTGTGAGTGGAGGGGGTTTTTACTCCCATCCAGTGTGGAATTATTCAGGTGATTCACTTAAATTTGCGAAAAGATTTTGTGGATTTGCTTACAAGCTAAGTGTTTACCAACTCGAGAGAAAACAGATGGATGAAGATCATCAGTTGCTATTGTTAGCACCTTTGGTCGAATTCTCTGGTTTGTCGGCTTTTGTGGCTGACATTTTTCTCGCGGGAGAGACCTTGAAGCGGCTTCAAGTCGCCATAGGTCGCTACACCAGAATGTTTGTTCAAAGAAATGATGGGCTTACTGTATCTACTGGGACCGTTGGAGGGTTCAGTGTTGCAGAAGTTCCTGCGTCAGTGGACGACGAACTTGGCAGTGCTATGCGCACTTCCAAGGTCGGTTTGTCACTTCCCATGGTCAAAAAGAAAATGGGCGATGAATGTACGGGTGCCGAAATCCTCTATGAATATCACAAGTTGAATACTCAAAGTATGGTACCTCAAGTGACTTACCACCTGGATGACCGGGTGAGAAGCTATCAATGGGTGGAAGGAGATGTGGATTTTGAAGCGAAACCAGCGATGGTTGCTTTTATGGATCCAATCGTGGACGGGGCCTTTGTCCCCGCCATTAGCAAGGCGAACGACGCACGTGCCGTTAGAACACGTGTGGTCGAGCAAACGAACGTAACTCAAATAACCGGTCATATAATGAAGGTTGTTGATGAGTTTTGGAAGTTGGCTTTGGGCGACAATGTGGGTACATTGCGCCCTGTTGATGAGGAATATCTGTTTGAAAAGCAGAATAAACCGAGTCAAAAGAGAATTCTGCACGAGGCAGAATTTCTTGATGGGAACAATAGGGTGAAGAGTTTTATGAAGCGCGAGGCGTATTCGAAAATTAATGATCCTAGATTGATTTCTACTGTCAACGGTCCGGATAAGCGAGATTATTCTCTATTCGTGTATGCGATGTCTGAAGTAATCAAGGAACAAGAGTGGTATGCGTTTGGTAAAACACCAGACCAGATAGCTGCTCGTGTTGTCGAGATTAGTGAGAATGCCAAGGTGGGCATTGTCAAGTCGGATTTGTCACGTATGGATGGGAATTGGTCTGAGGTAGCTCGTTACTTTGAACGGCGGGGAATGATGTTGGCTTTTAGGGCTGAACATCATTCAGAAATCAGTGAATTGATGGACCGCCTAGTCAGATGTAACGCGGTGACTAAGAATGGCGTGTGGTATGACACAGGCCTTTCGAAGTTATCGGGTGAAGCAGGTACCTCGACCATGAATACCGCTTTCAACAGCTTTTTGTGTTTCAGCACATTTCGCGCAATGCGCACCAGCTCAGGATGGATCGATAAGTACGATGCATGGCAGAGGCTGGGGTTATATGGAGGGGATGACGGTTTCACTGCTGATATAGTGATTCACGTGTACGAGAAAGTCTGCAGGAAAGCAGGACAGAAGTTGGAGGCTGCAATGGTTAAACGGGGCGAGGATGGGGTTGATTTCCTTGCCAGGCAGTACAGTGATCAGGTCTGGTTTGGGGATGTTTCCTCATGCTGTATGTTCTTGAGAACTTTATCCAAATTTCATACCACTGTCCACATGCCCAGCAACATCACTCAGTTAGATAAACTGTTCGATAAGTCTTACGCGCTCTACCTTACTGATAAGAACACGCCAATTGTTGGTGAGTTTGTCAGTAAAGTGGTAGAGTTGTGCCCCACCAAGAAGTTCTTGAACTTAGCTGGGGCATGGAGAGAAACGTTTGACGAGAATAAGCAGTATCCTAACGAAGAGGGTGAATGGATGTTGGCGCGGTTCCGAGAGGAGCTTCCTGATTTTGATGTTGATTCATTTCGGTCATGGCTATCAGAGGCCACCAGTTTGACCGACCTGCTCAAGAATCCCAATTTTATGGAGAAGGTTGAGATTGAAATGAAGGTGGGTAGTGTCATTGTTGATTGTGACATCCACACAAAGGCATCAAATCCTGCACCGGTGTTGTCGCCACCGGTGATTGTAAGGCAGAAACGAGCTGTACGACGCCGCACTCCTGGGGGGGGGGTGCAATTCCGCACTAAG